GATGTAACCCTCGAAAGCGGTCTTGAGGTGGTTGGCGGTGTTGTATGGACACTTGATTTCTATCAGTTCTCCGTACTCCTTGATAAAGCCGTCAGGAGAAGCCCCTGAGTATTCGTTGATAGGAACGAACGGCATTTCTTCCAGCGTTAGCCCAGTAGTCTCTTGGAAGTAAGCCTTGCAGATTGGTTCGTACTCATTGCCCCAGTCTAACGCAGTACCGAAGATTTCCTTGCGTTCACCCGTTAAAAGCTCTGCAGCCTTCTCGTAGATGTAACTGATTGCTGTCTGTCCAAGTACCTCGTCTTTCTTTCGCCCGTTGGTCATTAGGTCGCCAAAGCGGGAGGCTGTGAACTTCCCTAACCTTTGCGCGTACCATTCCTCCGAGCGTTGTTCGGAGTTGCTGATTGCTTCGTATATTCCTTGCTCTTCCATCTTACGCTCTTTTAAAGTCATCAGATTCATCTTCGCCAAAAACGCCTACCTCGTAAAGCCCTGAGAGTTTTAACACCACTCTTGATAGTGCGCGTTTCTCAGCCATTGCAACCGGGTACTTTTGGCGCGTGTTGTCAGGTGCAGACTCTCCGAATGTTTCCATTGTAACGGGTAAGCCGTTGCCGTTAGACATCTCGCCAGTTGCTTTTATTACTACGTGTTTAAGGTCGTCCGATAAGCTGACCACATCGTAGTTAACTCGGATGCCCTTGTGCGCTTGGATGCGCTCAATGCCTTGTCGGGTTATTATTACGAACCCTTGTGGGCTTTTAAAGAAGTGGTCTTTGTTCAGACCGTTCTCGGTTGCGAGACTTTGCAGTCTCTCTTTCTGTGTTTCTGTCATCGTTCTGTTTTTATGATGAGTATTAAAGTTACGAATTAAGTGTTTGAATGTCAACCGAATTATGGTTCTCGTCATAGATTCGAATGAAGGTGTACTTGCCTGACTTGATAGGTTCAGCTTGGGCAAACTTGACCAGCTTCCAAAACACCCACGGCTCAACGTGAGTAGTTCCAGCATCAACTGGAGCGGTTCTCAAATCTGTGAGTGCCTTGCGAGCAACCAGCCGAATGAATGCTGGGATAGTCTTGTCGTGGAGTACTCTCTCTTGGAAGGTTAAGTGGTTCATTGTTTTGGTGTTTAGTGGGGCGTTCTTATGGTTGCCCCTTTGGTTATTACTTGAATGCTTTATTGATAGCGTGAGCGTAAGCTTCTTTTACTTTTCTTTCGTAGAAGGCAATTAGCTCATTATTGCTTGGATTGTTTTCTGCCTTTAGTAGGTTAATCATTTGGATTGTTTCTTCGATTGTCATTTTGTTCTGTTTTTAGTGGGTTACCCCGTTAATGATGCACCAAATATAAAACAATTGTTTTGAATAATCACAATACTTAGACCGAAAAAAGTGAAATTATTTTTCGTTTGAACTCAATTCTGCCGAAAATGGGCGTTGAGAATAGCCTCTTGGTTGGTTTGAATCTCGTTGTACATCTCCTCCGCGTTTACCGCAGCATCGAAGATTACGTCTTGCGTGTCCTCAAACTGGCGCACCTTGTAACCAATGTAAAGGAGAAGCCCCACAATCAACAGAACAAGAAACAGAATAGCGGTCAAAAGAAAGACTATCATACGGTTTGTTTTTTTGCCCAATCATCCTTTAGCTTATCCTCCCAAACCTTGTTAGATATGGTGAAATGCTTTCCGCAGTATTGCTCGTGGCACTTCAAAGTGTGCCGAAGAACGCCCGTCATAGTGTAACGCTTGCGCTGGTGTGTTACATTTTCTGAACCGCAGTTAGGGCAAGAGAAACGACCTCCGCCAGTAGCTGCTCCTACGTGTGTGTTATGGTTAACGTATGGTTGTAGCTTGTGGAATACATCCTCCAAAAGTCTAACGTCCTGTTTGCAATAGGTTACCATCTTGTCCATCGTCTCCGAGCAGTTATCAAGGCAGATAGCTTTCCAATCTCCGAAGCCCATCGGGTTCTTACCTTCTCCGAAGAATAGGTTTCCCAAATAGTCCAACCGATTTGAATTGAATCTGAAGTGCGTTCTTGCCTTTTTTAAGGTGTCGTAGCTGTTCAGCTTTGGCGGCATCTCAATGTCGTGAATCAAGCACCGGGTACGAATCCACTTCTCGTCGAAGTTATCACCGTTGTGAGCGACCAATTCATCAGCCATTAAAGCAACCTCCATAAAACGCTTAAGAGCTGCCTTATCGCAACCCTCGTCCCACTCAACGCTATGTACCTCATCCTGACCCTCCCACTTCCAACAGATGCATATAACTGCTCTTTCCTTGATGATGTTGTCGTGTGGTATGTTAGCCTTGTAACTGGATGACCAAAAGAACCCTATGTTCGGACTGGTTTCAATGTCGTAGAATAGTCTCTTGAAACCGTCGGGCGGCATTTGAAAGTTGAGCAATTTCATCTGTGCTGCGGCATTATTCGTTCACGATAGAACTTCGGGTCGATTTCCCGAATCTGTTTAGCCAGTTCCATCCATTTCCGCTTGGCTTCTTCTCGCTCTTCGGCTGTGGATTCTGTTCCTAAGTTAGCTTGGATTGTGGCATTCTGCTGGAGGAGTTCGTCTATCTGCTCACGAACTTCAGCATCTTGATAATAGTAGTAGTTCATCTACTGATTATGTTTCGACCAACGCCAACACCTACATAGTGCTGACCATTATAGCCATAGTTTGCGCTAATGTACGTCTTTTTTATTGTGCCGTGCAAACCAACCCCGAACATCGGCTTGGTGTTTTGGACGAAATCGGTCTGAACTCCGACCAACCCGTGAAGTCCAACGCTGAAATTCTGCTCTTTCATTTTGTATTGGACTGTCAGGTTTTCGGTTCTGTTCTGATAGTTTGACCAAGTTATACGAACATCGCTCACAGTCGTGTCGTAATTGGCTACTTCGCTCAACCACGCCTCAACTATCCTTAGAGTATCCACTAATAACATTGTGTCTAAACGAGTAACTACTTTTTCAGAGTAGATTGTGTCGGTTCGGGTAACGAGTTGCTTAGAGACGAAGCGAACGGTGTCAGTCCGCCAACGCTCTACGTATTCGATAGTGGGAACTGGTCGCTCAACTACTTTTGTAATAGTCTTGGCTTCAGAGTTGCAACCTTGCCAAGCAACAATAACGCCCAACAAGAACGCCAAAATGTAAGGTGTGTAGACCTTTGCTAAATGTATCGCGATGTCCCCTCCCAAAGTTCGATTTCTGCTTCTCGCCTTCTGATTAAACCGTTCAGAACCTTGCCGCCTCCTTTGTTCCACCTTCTGAACTGTTCGGGTATTCTCGGAAAGTCAGGGTTTGAATTTAACCAAGCCAATAAAGTAGAGTTTGAAAAGTTGCCGATGCCCACGTTGTAAGTGAAGGAGATTAAAGCCGCCATTTTATGCGCTGGAAGTTTGACTTCAAGAACGTTTTTCACTTGCTTCTCAACGCTTTTAATAGTGTCCAGTAGCATCTTCTCCGCTTCCGCCTTGTCAATCTCAGGGTCGTCCATAGTTACCCTTTCGCCATTCGGGTAAATGGTATTTCCGTATCCGATGGTCGGAATGTTCGCTGGGCATAGATAAGGCTTTGAAGAGTAGCCCTCAAACTCCTTTATTACCTCTGCAGCTAACTTTGCCGCGTTTGGTCTTTTTGTCTTCGCAGTTTGTTCCATCTTTACAATCACATTCTCTTGGTGCAATAGCGCACCATTTTACATCTTGCAACGATTCTCTTTTAATTCTGAACGCATTTCAGCCAACGCTTTCGTGTTCTCCGATATCACTTCGCTGAACTTGTCAACGTGCTGGTTATTGGCATCTTGCCATTCCTTACGTTCTTCGCGGTGGATGTCGGTTAACTTGTTCAGATAGTAAACCAAAACAGCAAGGAAGATTCCAGCTATTCCATAACTCGCAAGCGCTTCAAGTATTGCATCCATTTTTATACAGGGCTTTCATTCAAAGTATTTCGATTCAAGTATAACGCTAATTCCCCTTATATGGTGAACGATGCTAAATTCTTGGTTCAGTTCGCTCAACCCTTGCTCAATCAGCTTGTCTTCAGGTAAGATATACGCTCCATCTTCTGACATTTCCTCAATTAAATAAGGCTTGTTGCTTTCCTTGTCGGGTCGGTTTGCTTCAATCCAATCCTTCAAGTTATTTATTTCGCTAGTTATTATCATACGGGTATTTTAATAGTAAGTCAGCGTACAGTTGGTCAGCATCTGCATCGCTCAAATTAGTTGTTTTGATAGCTGCAAAAGTCAATGGATTCAAGTTTGGAATCTTGTTGTGGTACGTTCCTGAATCAGAGCCTATGTTCTGAAGTTGAAAAGCCGATGTGTCTGTTGCTAATGTTCCCGACAATGTTGCTGTTGTTACATTTCCGTTCAAGTTCATTCTTATGGTTGTACCATCGAATGTACCTACAGCTATGTTCCATCCGTTCTGATATGTGTCTGATGCTACATCAGCACCCGATGTTTTCACTGCCGCAAAAGAAGCATTTCCAGAACCCGTGTTGAAAGTGAGCGCGAATCTGCCACCATTTGGACGTGTTCCATCTCCAGCAATTAATGGATGGGTATTAAAAGATGATGCTGTTGCTTGATTGCTTACGTGAAAAACTGCCGCCAAAGTGATGGTTGATTGTAATGTACTGATTGGCGTAACCAAGCGTTGAGTTGTTCCCGAATCACATCGTGTAATTCCGCTATTAACCAATGGCGAACTTTCGTAAACTGGTCTTGCGGTTGCGCTTGGAGCAGCAGCATCGTTACTATTTCCAGACCCATCTGTTACTTCATCTAACCGTTGCCCGACTAATGTTCGTACAGAAACGTCATACAGACCCGTGAATGTGTATTTATCTTGTAACGTGCCTACTGTTATTTCAACGCAATCCGAAGCACTTCCGCCACTCTCATCCTCCACGATAACGTGAACCATATACGTTCCAGCGTAAGGAATAGACCAATCATACGTGTTGTCATTCGTCTGTTCAACCTTATTCCAGTTACCAACGTTATCACGAACAACGAATTGATATGTCAGGTTATCACCACTTGCAAAATCCGAAGCCGTTGCAGTTAGTGTTATCGTGTCCCCAAATTCAGGCGTTGTGTCTGAAAGCGCAAGAGAAACGCTTTGAATACCTCCTCCACCTCCTGATGGTCTTGTTAGAATTGATGGCATAGCTTATTGGTTGTAAATGATAACGCTACCGCTTGACATTGTAATAGCCGTTATCGCATCGCCCGAAGGGACAACGATGTAAGCTCCAGCTTTCACGGTTGCGCCAGTCAACCCGAAGGTAGCAAGAGCATCAACTCCATCCACTTCAAAGGTAGTGAATACGGTATCTTCTTGTGCTATAATCGCGTAGCCTTTTAAGCCAGTCAATGCTCCCGTTCCTGTTAGGAGTTTGCAGCCGCGTGTTCCAATTAGTTTTTGTGATTCAGTCATTAGTTAGGTATTTGGCACTTGTTATAGTCGTATGGTTGTGTGATAGATAAAACGCAAGAATGCCCGCTCACCTTGTCGTCAAATCGCTCGGTAAATGGCTCAAGCGTTACGCTCGTTTGTATGCTTAAATCTGTGGTGTGAAGCTGCCGAAAGTAAGCCACGAAGTCCAATAACACTTGGATGGTGTCGCTCATTACTTCCTGTTCGTTCTCTTCGCCCGGTAAGACCCTGTCCATTGCCAATAGTCGGATGTTGTAGGTCAATGTCCTTTCCGATAATACAACGCTCTCCTCAATTGCCCACAGAACAAGGTAGTCAAGTTCCTTTGGATTGATTTCCCAAACGTCCCCCTGACCGTACTGCTTCACCTGAAGGTGCGCGGTTGCTTGGTTCTCGATTAGGGTTAGTATTTCGTTGAGCGTGTACATATGCTTTTAGCTTCGCTTGATTTCTCTTACTTGCGTTTGTACTCATATTTGTCCTCTAAACTTATGAACTTCGGTCTGCGACCAAGAAACATTCCAGTAGTGTACGTTCTCGTGTCAGGTTGGATAGTATCAAGACCATCGTCAGGGTTAGCGTAAGCTGGGTAACTCGATTCGTTTTCCAGCAAGAAAGTAACGAGCCTCTCGGTGTACCATTCCGCTTTGTCCTTGTAACGCTTGGAAATGAAGTTGATTTCATCCAAAGAAGCGTTGGAGCTGTTCTCGCTTGACTGCTGGTGTACGCCCTTATTTAAGAACTTGTAGCTTATCGCGGTCGGTGCTTCGGCTTGAACCCAATAAAGTAAAGAAGGCTGAATGTAATCCTCCAAAAGTGTAAGATTAGCAGCCGTTAACGTAGAGTTGGTTATCTGCGTCTTCAGTTCGTTGTACAAAGTAGTGCCAATCTTGTGCTGGATGTGGATGTCCTGACACATCAATACAACTGGTCGCAAGTACTTGAAATCAATATTCTCGTGAAGGAGCGTGTTGTCCTTCAAGAATGTTTCGGATATAAAGAGAACGTTCGCCATTACTTCTTAATTCGCATAAGTTTCTGCTCCCAATAGTGGCGGCAATGGTACGACTTGCCCCAAAATCCACCGCCTCGCATCCA